TTATATTCTTTGTTTATCCCAATGGAGTGGAACTATGAAGGATTTATTGACGAATTTGGACAACCAGTATTTAATAACCCAGATCATGATGTACACGGACCAGACGGTGAATTAATTGAATACGGTATAATTGATCACTGGAACAACGAAGCTGACGGATTAAAATCAGACCAAGATGGTTTGAATGAATTTTACAGACAGTTTCCAAGAACAGAAGAACACGCTTTCAGAGATGAAGCGAAAAACAGTATATTTAATTTAGTTAAGATATACGAACAAATAGATTATAACGAAGGCATTAGAAATAGCTCTGCAGTTAATACGGGTAATTTTCAATGGGAGAATGGTATAAAAGACTCTAAAGTAGTTTTTTATCCTGATCCAAAAGGTAGGTTTAATATTAGTTGGACGCCACCACATAACCTTCAGAACAGAATAATAACTAAGAACGGAGTTAAATATCCTGGCAACGAGCACATGGGTGCTTTTGGGTGTGACAGCTACGATATTAGTGGAACAGTAGACGGTAAAGGATCTAAAGGTGCTTTGCATGGTTTAACAAAGTTTTCAATGGAAGACGCTCCACCAAATCACATGTTCTTAGAATACATTGCAAGACCACAGACCGCTGAGATATTCTTTGAAGACGTATTAATGGCATTAGTATTTTACGGTATGCCAATACTAGCGGAGAACAACAAACCAAGGCTACTTTATTATCTGAAGCGAAGAGGCTACAGAGGTTTTAGCATGAATAGACCTGATAAAGTTTGGAACAAGCTTTCTGTAGCGGAAAAAGAAGTAGGTGGAATACCTAACTCAAGTGAAGATATAAAACAAGCTCACGCTGCCGCGATAGAAATGTACATTCAAAACCACGTTGGTCACTTAGGTGATGGTAGCTATGGTAACGTATATTTCAACCAAACGCTAAACGAATGGAGTAGGTTTGACATAAATAAACGTACAAAGTTTGATGCCGCTATAAGTTCCGGTTTAGCTATAATGGCTTGTAACAGACACTTGTATAGACCACACGCTGATATAAAAAAACCAGCATTAAACCTAAACATTGCAAAGTATACTAACAATGGTAATACATCTAAATTAATAAAATAAGTATGGCAGAGTCTGTTATAAAGAATTATTTTCCAAGTCAAACTGTAAGTGATGCTGAAAAGCTAAGCTATGATTACGGTTTAAAAGTTGCAAAAGCTATAGAACAAGAGTGGTTTGATGATGACGCAACTAATGCTAAATATAGAAGCAACTTAAACGACTTTCACAGACTGCGATTATACGCAAGAGGAGAGCAGTCAATACAGAAGTATAAAGATGAATTGTCTATAAATGGAGATTTATCTTACTTAAATTTAGACTGGAGCCCAGTTCCTATTATACCTAAATTTGTTGATATTGTTGTTAACGGTATAGCTGAAAGAACTTACGATATAAAAGCTTACTCACAAGATCCTAACGGAGTTGCAAAGAGAACTAAGTACATGGAGTCAGTTATGGACGATATGGAGTTTAAAGATTTAAACGACTTAGTGTCGACTCAGTTTAACTTAGACTTGAGAGAAAGTGAAGAGCCTGTTTTACCTCAAACAATTGAAGAGCTACAGCTTCACATGCAGCTTAACTACAAGCAAGCAGTAGAGTTAGCTGAAGAGCAAGCGTTAAACGTTTTGCTAGATGGCAACAAATACGAGCTAACTAAAAAAAGATTTTTTTACGACTTAACTGTTTTAGGTATTGGTGCTGTTAAAAACAACTTTTCAACATCAGAAGGTATAACAGTAGATTACGTAGATCCAGCTGATCTCGTTTACTCATACACAGACTCACCTTATTTTGACGACATTTATTATGTAGGTGAAGTTAAATCTATACCTATAAACGAATTAGCAAAGCAATTTCAACACTTAGATCAAGAAGAACTTGAAGACATAGCTAACAAGTCTAACTATAACGTAACAAACAAGCATAATAGATACAACTCTGATAAAGATGATATAAATAGAGTTCAAGTACTGTATTTTAACTACAAAACCTACATGAATGAAGTTTACAAAGTTAAACAAGTAGGATCTGGAGCTGAAAAAGTTATAGAGAAAGACGATACTTTTAATCCGCCAAACGAAGCTGAAGACTACTTTAAGCTTCAAAGATCTGTTGAAGTACTGTACGATGGCGCTTTGATACTAGGGACTAACAAGCTTGTTAAATGGGAGATGGCTAGAAATATGATGAGGCCAAAGAGCGATTTTACAAAGGTTAAGATGAACTACTCTATTGTTGCACCTAGAATGTACAACGGCAAAATAGAATCGTTAGTTAAACGTATTACCGGCTTTGCCGATATGATACAGCTCACGCACTTAAAGCTACAGCAAGTAATGTCAAGGTTAGTTCCTGATGGGGTTTACTTAGATGCTGATGGTTTAGCTGAAATAGACTTAGGTAATGGTACTAACTACAATCCACAAGAAGCTTTAAATATGTTCTTCCAAACTGGTTCTGTTATTGGTAGATCATTTACCTCTGAGGGCGACATGAACCCAGGTAAAGTTCCTATTCAAGAAATACAATCGAGTTCAGGTGGCGCTAAAATGCAAAGTCTTATACAGACTTACAATTACTACTTGCAGATGATACGTGATGTCACCGGTCTAAATGAAGCTAGAGATGGCAGCACGCCAGATAAAAACGCTTTAGTCGGTGTTCAAAAGCTTGCTGCAGCAAATAGCAACACAGCTACAAGACATATATTACAAGCTGGTTTATTTTTAACAGCTGACACCTGCGAGTGTCTTTCACTTAGAGTGTCTGACGTTCTAGAATACTCACCAACAAAAGACGCTTTTATACAGGCAATTGGAGCTCATAACGTAGCAACATTAGAAGAGCTTGAAGATTTACATATGTATGATTTTGGTATATTCTTAGAGCTAATGCCAGATGAAGAAGAAAAAGCTAAGCTAGAAAACAACATTCAAATGGCGTTACAGCAGCAGAACATTGAGCTAGAAGACGCTATAGACTTAAGAGAAGTAAGAAACATAAAGCTAGCTAATCAACTACTTAAAATACGTAGAAAGAAAAAGCAGGAAAGAGATAGAACTTTGCAATTAGAAAACATACAAGCTCAAACTCAATCTAATGCTCAAGCAGCGCAGCAAGCGGCTCAAGTAGAGGTTCAAAAAGAGCAAGCCCTTGTTCAAAGCAAGATGCAGTTAGAATCGCATAAAGCGCAGCTTGAAGCTCAAAAAATGCAGCAAGAAATTGAAGCTAAAAAGCAATTAATGGAAGTTGAGTTTTCTTACAACATGCAGTTAAGAAAAGCTGACTCTGACAATTTATCTCAAAAAGAGAAAACTAAAGAAGATCGTAAAGACGAAAGGACTAAGATACAAGCTTCACAGCAATCAGAACTTATAGATCAAAGAAATAAAGGCAAATCACCTAAAAACTTTGAGTCTGCAGGTAATGATAGTATTGAAAGTGGATTTAATCTAGAAGGCTTTACTCCTAGGTAGATTTATTAATTATTTTATATTATATTATGGAAGAAAATGAAAACGTAGTTGAAGAAACTACACAAGAGACAAGCAAGGTTGATGAAAGTAAATTTGAAAGCGCTGGGGATGATAGCGTTATTAAGGTTGATTTAAACGCGCCTGTAGAAAATGAAACCAATGAAGAAGACCAAGCTAAAGATGATGGAGCTGACGAGGCGAGAGTGGTTGGAAGCAATGAAAGTGCCGACACCATTGAGAAACAAGAAGAAGTACAGGAGGAAAGCGAAACACAAGAATCTCCAGTACTAGAAGAAGTTGTTGATGAAGAAGTAGAAGAGGTTGTTGAGCAAGTTGAAGAAGCTATAGCTCAAGCAGAGGCTACTGGAAAACCACTACCAGAAAACATCCAAAAGCTAGTTGACTTTATGGAAGAAACTGGAGGTGATATAAACGACTACGTTAGACTTAACAAAGACTATAGCCAAATGGACGGTGATGAGGCTTTGAAAGAATACTATAGGTTGACTAAACCTCATCTAGACTCAGATGAAAGATCGTTTTTGTTAAATGAAAACTTTTCTTTCGACGAAGATGTAGATGATGAGAGAGATATAAGAAAAAAGAAAATCGCTTACAAAGAGCAAGTTGCCGAAGCGAAAGCCTATTTAGACGGGCAAAAGTCTAAGTATTACGATGAGATTAAAGCAGGCTCAAAGCTAACCGCAGAACAGCAGAAAGCATTGGACTTTTTTAATCGATATAACAAGGAATCAGAAGCTAGTCAAGCACTGCAATCTACATTTCTTAAAAAGACTGATTCAGTCTTTACTGACAAGTTCAAAGGTTTTGAATACAACGTCGGAGAAAAGAAATATAGATTTAATGTAAAAGATGCTACAAAGGTTAAAGAAACCCAAAGCGACATTAACAACTTTGTCAAAAAGTTTTTGAACGAAGACGGAACAATGTCAGACGCTAAAGGTTATCATAAAGCTTTGTACTCGGCAATGAACTCTGACGCTATAGCTCAACATTTCTACGAGCAAGGTAAAGCTGATGCTTTAAAACAAAGTGTTGCTAAGTCTAAAAACGTAGATATGACGCCTAGACAAAATCATAAAGAATTTGAAAGTGGCGGTATAAAAGTTAGGGTGCTAGGAGATAACTCTTCTGATTTTAAGTTTAAAATTAATAAACGAAAATAATTACTAACCCATTTAAAACTATAAAAAATGGCAATTACAAATGGTAATTCGTTGAACAGCGTGCCTGCAGCACAAAAGCAGACGTTAGCAACGAACTATTTAGACTTAATGTCTAGTACAGGTTGGGGACAACAATATGTTCCAGACCTAATGGAAAAAGAGGCTGAAGTTTTCGGCCCAAGAACTATTTCAGGATTTTTAGCGCAAGTTGGAGCTGAAGAGGCTATGACTGCTGATCAAGTTATTTGGTCAGAGCAAGGTCGTTTACACTTATCTTACACAGGTAATGTAAGTACTGCTGCTAGTGGTATAAACTACGACTCTAATGGAGCTACTTCTCAGGTTGTTATTGAAAACGACATTGACGGTACAACTGGATTTACAGCTACTGCTCACGGTGTTAGAGTTAACGACACTATCATTGTTTCTAACTCTGACGGTGTTTTCAAATGTTTAGTAGTTAAAGTTGATGATGCTACGTTAGACGTCGCTCCTTATAGCGCTGCTAATTTAGCTCAAAACACTACTGCTGATGGAACAACTATCTTAGTTTATGGTTCTGAGTATGGAAAAGGTTCTTCTTACTTTGGTAACGCTACAACTACTGCTCAAGCTAGCGCTTCAGCAAGAACTGCTAACGAGCCTGATTTCAAGACGTTCAAGAACAAGCCTATTAT